GTGTGGGGTGTGTCGCGCCGGGGCAGGTCGAGGAGGCGAACACCCACCCCGGCGCAACACGAACGATGAGGCTGAGCCTCGGAGAAGCTGGCCTGCCGGAAAGCCTCCAACGGCGCGGTTTCGGTTTTTTCTTTTTGTGCAGACACGAAAGATTTTTTTGGCCTGCCGGAAAGCCTTCAACGGCGCGGTTCCAGTTTCTCTATTTGTGCAGACACGAAATACTTTTTCGAGGCCGGTCAAGGAGTGCTCAACCACTCCGGCCTGGCTTCCGGTTTTTCTGTCGGACAACTTCGAAAGACTTTTTTCGAGGCCTGCCGGAAAGCCTTCAACGGCGCGGTTCCCGATTTTTTCTATCGGAGAGATTCGAAAGACTTTTTTCGAGGCCTGCCGGAAACCCTTCAACGGCGCGGTTCCCGATTTTTTCTATCGGAGAGATTCGAAAGACTTTTTTCGGGAGGTGATCATTCCGGCTGGATCCACAGCGGTCTTGTGTCTGCGCAAGTGATACCGGTGTGCGCCCGCACCTCGCGGATGAGTGCATCGAGGGCGCTGCGGTTCTTGGGAGCTCGCTTGTAGCGAAGGCCGAGCTCGATGTTGGAAGTGGTCTGACCACTCCATGCGGGGCGGCCGTCCGGGTGGTAGGCGCGGGGGTGCCACAGGTGGAACACGAAGTTGTCCATCACCATGGCGGGGCCGTAGAGGGCGGTCAGGAGGTAGATCCAGGCGTTGTCTTCCCAGCCCCAGCCCCGGAATCGTGGGTCCATGCCGCCGACCGCCTCGAACGTCGAGCGCGAAAACACGCACGCCAGGCCAACCGTCGGGTTGATCCGTTCGCAGTCGGCCTCGGTCAGCTCAGGGAACGCGCTGGAGGGGTCTGATTGGACCAGCATTTGCGTTGTAGGCCTCGACAGCCTCATGACGCGGTCGCAGGGCCGAACCCACGTCGAAGGCGCGCTACGGACCTCTGAGGCCGCTTTGAGGAGAACCTCGGGTTCGATCCACACGTCGGCGTCGATGATTGCCAGCACGTCTGAACTGGTACGCCGGTAACACCTGTTGACTGCGATGGTCTTGGAGAACGGGTCTTTGCCGTCGTCCCCCTCGATGATCACTTCGGCTTCGGGGAAGTGGGCCGCCCATCGTTCGGTCAGCCAGCGCATCTGCTCGACCCGTGTGCCGTCGTCCCGGAACGGGATCATCAGTGAGATGGCAGGCACGAGAACACCTCGCGGAGGTTGGCTTGGCGGTTAGCGACGCTGCGTTCCGGCAGCGATCCCCACGTCCCGGGTTCGAGCTGGGCGCCGAACGCTGCGGCGTAGTCGATGAACTTCAGCCCTCGCCCCTGGACTTTGGAGAACGGCACCCACATGCGGGGGAGGGCGAACGCGTCAGCGACGATGAGTCCGTGTAGCGACGAGGTGATGATTCGTTCGCAGGAGCCGATGGCGGCGACGACGTCGAGGACGGGTGCGAGGACGTCGATTTCGAGGGCGCCGTCGGGGACCGGTGTCTCGCGGTCAAGGTAGTGCCTGACGATTCCGAGCCGGTGAGTGACCTCTGGTCGATGACCGAGAAGGTCGGGTGCCAGGAGGCCCGGGTCGCCGAGAAGCGGCTGGTTCCCGGGTTTCAGGAAGACGGATTCGCTGGTCAGCGGACCTCGGAGGCAAACCACGTTTGCGCTGCGTAGATCTCGCCTCGTCTTCCGGTTGGCTTTGCCGATCCCGGCGACGGTGCCGGTGTAACGGGCCGGGAGGTGTTCGAGGATCGACCCGATGACGACGAGCCGTGATTCCTCTGCTGTTTTCCACTCGCAGTTCGAGCCAACGAAATGCTCGACGAGTAGCGGTCCGAGAACGTCACCGAAGTTTCGGCCTCGTGCGCACTTTGACCAGTAGACGTCCATGAGTGCCCCTTGTCCCCGGGGAGTGGCCAGTTCCCCGGGGACTCAGGTTCAGATGGTTCAGCTACCGGCGGGGGTGACCACCGCGAACGGGTAGCGGTTGTCGTCACCAGTGATGTGGGAAGCCGAGACGGGCACGGCGAAACCGACGCGCATCACACAGCGCAGAGCGACCATGTCCTGCTCGGCGAGGTTGTAGTCACCGACGGTGGCTTCGGTGAGCACCTTGAAGGTGAGGTCCTGACGGACGGCCACGGCGATCTTGCTCCAGTCGCCGGTGATGACCTTCGCCTGAGAGGCGTCGAAGGCGCCGTTGTCGTGGAACACGATCGGCGAGCCGTAAACGGTCGAACCCTGAGCCGCAGCGACCTCGCTGTAGATCGGGTTGTTGTTGACGTCGCGCAGGTTGCGCAGCTCGGCCTTGATGGTCACCGGGGCGAGGTGCCCGTTCACCGTGTAGCCCTGAGCCTCAACGAGACCCATGGCGTTCGAGATGTCCTCGGCCAGGTCGACACCGGAACCGGCGGCCACAACGTTGCCAGCAGCGGTAGCGCCAGCGACCACGCTGTCGCCCCACACGCCGGGCTTGTTGGCGCCGAAGATCACGGCGGCGTCGAGGGCACGACCGAACGCGGTCGACAGGTGCGGCTGAATCTCACCGAAGATGTCGAAGCCAGCATCGGCCAGCACGGCCTCGGGCACCGGCACGATGACGGCCAGTTCGCTGATGTTCACGAAGGTGTTCTTCCAAGCAGCGTTGGTCTGCGGCTTGGTGTCGGTGTCACCGTCGAGGAAGTACGCGGTGGGAAGGGACTCCATCACCGGGACGCGAGTCTGAGCGGTGGTCGCGTTGACACGGGTGCCCGTCGACAGCACGACGCTGCTCTTGGCGGTGTCCTGAATGATCTGATCCGTTGCGACCTCGGGGATGAGGGCAGTCGCATCGTTGCGGTTGATGATTGCCATTGGTTTCTCCTAAAGGGAAAGTTGATTGGGGGGAGGGTGGTGCGGTTCACACGCGACCGGCAGCACGCCGGATCAGCACGTTCATGTCACCGCTGGGGTTTGGGGTAGTGCCTCGCGCACCGCTGTCCACGTCGCCGCCCACTCGCTGGGCCGCTAGGTAAGGCTTCGACTTCACAAGGTCGTCGATGGCCTTTGAGATGGATTTGGTGTCGACTTCGCCGTCTTCAGAAACGTCGAACTGGTCCAGATCAAGGAAGGTGAGCGCGTCTGCCGGGTCGGTGAGCCGTCCGGTGGCTACGGCCTTGATTTCGGCTCGGAGCACTCGGGCGTTCACCTCGGCGAGGGCTTCGGCTCGTGCTTCACGTCGCGCCTCTGCGACAGCACGTTCAGCTTCTGAAAGCTGGGCTTCCTTGATCTTCTCGATCTCTGCCTGCGCAGCCTTCGCGGCCCGCTCGGCAGCTCGTCGAGCTTTCCTTTCAGCATCCAACGCCTTCTTGCCGCCGTCGTTCAGCTCGTCGTGTTCGGCGTGAGCTTCCGGTTCGGTGGTTTCGGTGTCGTCCGTGTCTACGGGCGCGTCAAGGGTTTCTGTTTCTTCGGAGGGCATCGCGCACTCACTTTCAATAGGGCGCCGCCATCACGGAGGCGCGTTTTGGGGGATCTAGCTGGCCCGGCCGCCCATCGAGGCGCTGCGGCCAGCTCGTGCCTGCACCCAGTCGGTGGCGGAGCCAACCTGCGCTGGGGTGGTTTGGAGACCTGATGTGGTTCCGAGGCCGGTGGCGTTCGAGGCGTTCGAGCCCCACGCGTACAACTGCCCTTCTCGGATACCGAGAGCGTGGGTGAAGCTGACAGACACGGTCTCCCAGTCGCTGCCGGTTCCGACCTGCGTGGGGACGTTGAGGATGCCGGAGTTGGTGCCCTGTGCGGTCACGCCGCTGGAGTTGTCACCCCACGTGTAGAGCTGTCCACCTCGGATAGCTGCGGAGACACCTGCGTCGCAGGCGATCCACGTCCAGTCTGCGTCGGTGCCAACCTGGGCGGGGGTTGTCTGGTTGCCGGTGGCGGTGCCGAGACCTGTCTGCCCGGCGGCGTTGGCGCCGAACGCGAAGATCTTTCCGTCACGGAGCGCCAGCGAATGCGAGGAACGTCCAGCGTCGCAGATCGACCAACCGGTGGCGGTTCCGACCTGTGTCGGCGTCGTGGTCGAGCCCGAGGTGATTCCGAGGCCCGTCTTGCCGTTGGCGTTATTGCCCCACGCGTAGAGCTTGCCGTCTCGGATACCGAGCGAGTGGTCGAGGCCAGCAGATACCCATGTCCAGTCGTTGAACGATCCGACCCGGGTGGGGGACGCCGTGGTCGTGAGATCGCTGATTCCGAGGCCGGTACGACCGCTGTTGTTCAAACCCCAGGCGTAGAGCTCACCGTTGCGGATCGCCAGCGAGTGCGTCGTCCCTGCGCTTACGAAACTCCAGCCGCTGTCCGACCCGACCTGAGTCGGTGTCAGAGTCCCGTCACCCCACTGGTATAGAAGCCCGTTGCGAATGCCTAGGCCGTTCGCTTCGCTGGCGAAGTCGAGCACCGTCCAGTCGGTGAACGATCCGGACTGCGTCGGTGACGCCGTGTTTCCCACGCTGGTGCCAAGCGCGGTGCGTCCCGATGAGTTGCTGCCCCACCCGTAGAGCGTGAACTGGCTCGCTTCGCTTTCACCGAAGGAAAGCGAGTACCGCTCAGCCACCTTCTGAGGGGTCAGCGCGACGCTGTAAACCGCTACATCATCGAGAATCGACTCCGGTGGGTAGTTGTTCGACGGGTACGGGTACCCGATGAACAGCTGGTTCGTTGACGCTGCCGGAGGGTCCTGGGCGGCCCCGGATTTCACCTGAACCCCGTTGATGTAGAGGTACGCGGTGGCGCCCTTCTTCCACGTCCACATGACGTGTGTCCACGCATCGAGCGGAATCAACGGCATGTTTGCCGTTCCCCACTCCATGTTCGAGTAGCCGCAGTAGAGGCGCCGGTCGGTGCCGAGGAAGAAGTACCAGTCGTTGTCTTTGATGACGAGACGACGGAATGTGGTGACGTCGTAGTTGGCTGGGATCTTGACCCAGAACTCGACGGAAAGTTCCGAACCGGCTCCACGGTTCGCGTTCAGCTCCGGGCTGCTCGGCACGGTGACGTAGGTGAAGATGCCGTTCATGGCCCCGTAGGCGATACCGGCATCGAACGACGTGGCGCCTTCAGCCTCGATACCGCGACCCGTCATGTAGGTGCCCGGGTTGGTGCCGACGGAGTCGGCTGCAACGGTGGCGTTTGAGGCGTCGTTCAACTGCCAGAAGCTCACGCCGTCGTTGTCTTTCACCCAATCCAACCAGGATGATGGGTAGGCCCCAGACGGCAGAGCGTTCTGGAACGCGCCGCTCTTCCGGATCTTGATTCGGGGGCCGTCAACCTTGGTGAAAGCCCCACCGATTTTCACGGAGACTTTCGAGTTCCACATCAGGCATCTCCGGTGGTGTCGTACCAGAGGTCAGCGTTCGCGGCGTTTGTTGGCTCAACTGACCCGATCCAGTACACGCCTCCGACGCCGGTAGGTCGAGCGGTCGATGCGGTCGAGCCGTGGTTCACGACCACGAACGCGCTGCTCTTCGCTGCGTAGGTCGAGTCGTGGTTGTGGGTCGCAGGCGCGTACACGCCGTCGTGGTTGTGGTTGACGTCGGCCTTACCGCCGATTGCTGCCAGCACGTTCTCGGCAAAGTTGGGGTCGCCGTCGAGGGCGTTGGCAAGCTCGTTGAGGGTGTCGAGCGCTTCCGGGGAGGAGTTCACGAGAGCCGAAATGGCGGCGTCGACCTCGTCGGAGGTGGCGAAACCGCCAGCGTCAATCAGCGACTGCACCTGTTCGGCTGACAGGCCAGGTCGCGTCACACGGCGACTCATCGGGCCACCCCTCGAACCGTGTACGCCGGGGTGCCGGTCGACACGAGCTTCACGGTGGCGTTCCCGGCTGCGCGGCGCTGCACCTCTAGGGCGGTCCCGGCGGTGACGATCTCGACGTCGTTGCCGTCGACTGTCGGAGCGGTCCCGTCAGCAGTGAAGTAGATGTCGGTGTTCCCACGGTTCACGACCTCGACGATGTCGGCGTCGAGGGGCAGGGCGACGGTTGCGACAGTTTCGGCGGTGAGGGCGCCATGTCGTACAGCGGTTTGCATTGGTTACTCCTGTGTGAGGGTCTCGGCGACACGGAGAGGGATTGCTCCGAGTTCGCCGTGCTGACCGATCGTGTATTCGGCCTTGTCTTTCGGTTTCGGTTTCGGAACTGGCACCCGACGGTTGGTCTGGAACACCGCTTCGAGGGTGCAGGAGCAGTTCGGGTGCAGCGGAGCGATGTTTGGTCTCGACACGAGCTGCCCAGCTGTGGTGGCGCAGAAGCCGCAGGCGGTAGCCCCGGCAACCCGCATCCACGCTTTCGGTTTCGGGTTCAGCAGGTCGGTGGCGCGGTCGAGTGCTGCCCGGTTGGTGAGGGCAATGTCGGTGACGATCGACCGGATGGCGTAACGCTGGGCGGCTGCCATCGCTTGGTCCCACCACGCGCCGCTGGCGAGCATCCTGCGGGCCACGATCTGGGGCCGGTGGTAGACCTCCTCGATGGCGGCACCACCTCGAACCCCAGCGAGGACCTCTTCGGAAAACTCGGCAGGAAGATCAAGGGTCGCACCTTCGAGCTGGCCGTAGGCCGCCACGTATGACCGTGCCAGGTTCACGGTGGATTCCCGGCTGGCAGTCACAAGCCCAGAAGCCGTCTCGATGAATCTGGCGTCGTCATCGAGATTCCCGAGGACGCTCCACGCCCTTCCGATGCCGTTCGCGGAGCTGGCTCGGAGGCGAAGCAGGAGGTCTCGGTGCCCGAGGGTGAGGGCACGCGCCTGACGGGTCGCAGCCACGACTACACCTCGTCAGGTGGTGCGAACTCCGCCTGCGGGATCGAGGCGTTCATCGTCGGGTCGAGTGACGCCATGAGAGCTGAAACGTCAGACGACACCTTGAAGCGCTCGATCTGCTGCGGCGTGTACCCGGCGTCAGCCCAGAGCTGCTCTTTCGGCACACCGAGTGTGGAGAGCTTCAACAGGGCATCGACGAGTGCAGATTCGGACCGGTAAGCGGGATTGGCCCAGATGACCTCGGCGTCGTAGGCGGTGGCGCGCTCCTGATCACCGAGAACAGCGAAGGCGATGCGCATGACCTCTTCCCAGCCTTCGGAGAAGCTGCGCATCTTGCGGTGCACCTTGGCGACGAGCCCGGCCTCGGCAGAAGTGATGGCTTCACCGGAGGGTGCCTGCCCGCCGTTAAGCAGGAAGTAGTGAGGCGGAGTCCTCGACAGTGTGGCGGCGTGCTGGACCATCGTCTCGATCGCTCTGACGTATCCACCGAGGTCGGTCTGCTGGAACTCGCCGAACCTGGTGTCCGGGTTCTCACTGATCCACAGGCGGTCGACGGCAGCCTTGAATGGCTCGATCGGGTTACCGGACTCGTCGGTCGGGATTTCGAGGCCGGTCACCCAGCGCTGCTTGAACGCCGAGAACTCGGCGGCGACGAGCATGTCCATCACCAGTTTGTTGGTGGCATCTTGAAGCGGAATGATCTGCTCGATTTCCGAGCGTCCGTAGCCGATGACCCGAGGGTTGTTTCGGAGTTCGACGACCGGGACGATACCGAGAGGGTTCGGAACGGGGTCCTCGTCACCTGGCCTCGGTATCCACT